CGGTTGTCGAGTACAGCCCGTTTTTCGCCGCATTGGACAATGTTGGGTTGCATTACCGTCGGTTGGGTGCTCAAGATCGGTCGATGACAGCCCGTGATCGTGCAATCGGGTTGAAACCAGAAAAAACGCACACCGGGTCGGCTGGGGGATCGGTGTTCAAAGACGAACTCAGCGAACCGTACAGCGGCCAGTTCTACGGGGATGGCATTTACGGACTCACTAAGTTTGGAAAAGGGATGGCTTACAACTGGAATAACAGCGAATTCTCGACTGTGTTGTCCGAAATGTTGTCTCCTGACAACAGGCGGAAAAGTTGGACAGATATGACATCGGTGAAGCAATTCCTTGGGGCACTTGTTTTGGCAGGTTCACGATGATGCGATTCGTGTACAAGCAAGATGATGTGTTGAAGTTTGCAGAGTTTGATCTCGAAAATGGGTTGAACTGTGACGGCGATCTTCGCCAAAAAGTTGATGTTTTGGTTGCTTTAGGGGATTCGGTGCATTGTGCCGAAATAGATTTTTTGATGCCGGCAAGTTTGGAAACAGATGTGCAGGCGTGGGGGACCATCTCGTCTGCTATCCAGTCGCTTCCATACGCTCAGATTGTTGACCGACCGCCGAACCAGTTGGGGTTTGTTGAAGATGTGAACTCCGAGAGCGTCGGTTTTGACTATGCGATGATGAAGGCGAAGTTCGCGTCGCGTTCGGAGGCTGGCCGCTACGCAGCCCATATTCGTTGGTCTCGGAATAGTGGTGTGGAGCCATTGACTCCGGATAAATGGCGAGAACAGCAGGGTGGGGCGGTTGTGGAGCCGACTGTTTCTGGCCGCAAGACTCCTACTGGGCGTGATTGGGATGAGAAACCACCCGTGTTCGCAACTATGTCTGAGGCTTTGGATTGGCTGAATGCGAAGTGGTCGCCGGGTAACGGAACCAGTCGATTCGTTACTGACGGTGTTTCTCAACTGCCAGATTGGGCCGCAAATACATTTGCATCGTCAATGGACAATATGTTCAAGGAAATTCCCGAGGTTTGTACTGGTATTTCTAAGATCAGTTGGGAACCTCAGTCATCGCAAGGTGGTGCTACCGCCTCTGGCTGGGCTGGTCGAACCGAGGAGGCATACATAGGGTTTTCCCCTTCTCAGTTCAGGATGACCTTCGTGAAGGGGGGTATAACCGATCTGAGTCTTCCGGGGCGATCAATGAATGCCGAAGAGTTTTGGATCTGGCGGGGCAAAGAAAGATTCGCAGATAACCATTCTTCGACAGGATCTCCAAATAGGACATTCTACCACGAGGTTGGTCACCATATCGGCTATCAAGCAGGCAATACAGCCTTGTACGGGGATAAGGGCAAGGTTGTTCAGTCGTATTGGAAAGATTCGGATGACCGAACGAAGTACGACCGTGCATTGATGGACTTGGTTAGTCCAATCATTCGGCGTGTTTACGGTTTGCCGGGTCGCGGCCGAGTGAAACTAGCCGGTCTCCGCAACACTCAAACTCAGAGAGACCTATCTAGGTACGGTTTGACCAACTACGACGAGTTTGTCGCTGAATGTGCTTCGCAATATTTCGCCGCAAAGTTTGAACCGGGGCATCCTCCCGCGACTCGTATCGCCGTCGAGGTAACGGAGGGTTTGTTAGAGGTTATTCGATCCGGTAAAGTGCCGAAATTGACCAAAAATAGTGGGAAGGGCGATCAAGTATGACCGAGGGTATTGGTATGTGCTGGGCGTGTAAGCGGTTGCGTGATTCAGCGGTCAGGATGGGCGAGTTTGAAGTGTCAACGTGCGATGCTTTCCCAGACGGCATCCCGGTGGAGATTTTTGTGGATGGGTTTGACCATCGGTTGCCTTTTGAGGGGGACGGCGGCCTGCTGTTCGTCGCCAATACCCCCGAAGATGAGGCTCTGGCAATGAAAATCATCAGACAGGAGCGGATGTGAAGTTGATCGCCTATGCCGGCAAAGCGTCGGTTTACGACATTGAGGATGATGACCCCAAGTTCGGAACTCGAGTGATCATTGAACGCGGTGGTATCCGGACAACTCCGATACTCCTTGAGAATGCGATAGCCAGAATGCCGATGAGTATCTGGACTTGGGTAAATCCCCCTACTGAATAGCGGTTTGTTGGTTTAGTTGTAAGGTGCGGCCGTGTTCATTTCGGATCGACAGAAGAAGTTGACGGAGGCGATCAATGGGATCGTCGCTGAATACGGTGAGTTTGACCAGTCTGATGGGGCTGACGGTGCTCATTATGGGGATGCGGATGAGAATCCGTTCAAGGAAGACGGGTTGATCTGCGGTAACTGTGTCGCCTATTTGGGTTTGCGGCGATGCGACTGGGTGTCGGGGGATATTGATCCGAACGGGATCTGTAAGTTGTGGCAAATCCCCGAGGAAGTTCTTTCTGAATACTCCGAAGAGGAGAAAGAGGGCTATGAGCAGGAGGGAGAGGGCTATGAAGAGGGTGAAGACGAGGAAGAGATGGTCAATCTTGAGGATGTTTACGCCTACGAGATGAACAAGTCTGCCGAGTTGTATCCGCCCGAGAGGGTTCGTGCAGAGGCTCACAAGGTGGTTATTTGGGCTTCACAGCACGATTTGGGTGTCCCGGTTGTGGTTCAGAAACGAGCGGAAAGTATCGCCGCTGGGGAACCGATTTCGGTCGAGACTCTTAGGAAGATGCGACCGTTCTTGGAATCACATAACCGAGACGGAAGGACGGCTGGCTGGACTGCCGGGGTGGAGGGTTTCCCGAACCCGAGCCGGGTCGCATTCTCGGCGTGGGGTGGTAAGGCCGCGTTGGACTGGTTGAAGTCTTTGGAGGGCGAAAATGGCTGATTATCAGGGATGGCTTGCCGGCGAGGTTCCGTATGCGGATCTGCCAGAGGATGTTCGCAAGCAGATTGATGCTGATGCGATGAGTGTTGCTCCGGTCGCCGCCGTCGAGTTGATCCATAAGGCTGTCGATGAGAAACGGTTCACCTTGGGTCCTTGGTACATCCCAAATCGTCTTGATGCCCATAGTGAGTGGACTGATGCCGAGGAATTGCAGGCTGGTTTGTGGGATTACGTGCGTAAGGGTGACCGCGGTATCCGTTTGCAACACAACCGGGACATAATTGCCGGCGAGTGGGTTGAGGCTATGCAGTTGCCTGTTCAGGTGACGATGCGAAAGGCCGCTGACGGTGCTGAGGTCGCCTATCCTGAGGGTACGGTGTTCTTGGGGGTTGTTTGGAAACCGTGGGCGTGGGATCTGGTGAAACAGGGCAAGATCAGGGGTTTTTCAATTGGTGGATCGTCAATGAGGTTGCAGGGTGAGCCCTCGGAGCAGGTTGTGAAGGCTGCAGATGCCGATTTGGCGGTTATCCCGGCTTCGGTCCGTGTTGATGGCCGCCTGTTCTCTGTCCGACCCGAGGGGACTGGGATTTTCGTTCGTTCTGGTGACCGTTCCGTGTTGCTGGAAGGTGCTGGGGTTGCTAAGTCTCTGGTCGAGGAGCGTCTTGGGATTGATGCGAACGGTGTCTCCACGTTGTTGAAGGAGATCCGTGAGGGCGATATTCAGTTCGGTATGTGGGTGAAGGCGGACTCGGAGTGGGGTTTCGTGAAGGGGTCAATGTCGAGGTCTGAGGCGGAAAGGGCTTATCCGCACGATACACGGACGCTCCCAATGGCGAGCGACTTAGTTCGGGAGTAAAACCGCAGGTCGGAGCCATAAAAGAACAACTTGACTACGGTTTAGTTGTATGACATAATTTCACTATGAGGGAAAACTTCAAATCAGCAGATTGCCATTCTTGCCAAAAATACGTGCCAGCCCGCACGGGAATTTGGTCTGATGGCGAAACCTACTGCAACGACCAATGCGAAGCCGACCACTACACCCGACACGCCGAGCGCATCAAAATAGTCGACGAGGAACGCCGACAACTCCAAATCAACACCTTCATTCCTATGATCGTTGCGGAAGCAAATCTCAAACCAGCGACCTACGAGAAGGTTCTCCTGAAGGCTTCAAACGGCCGCACCACCGACTTGAGCGAAATGACCTGCGAGGAGGTTGCCTTGGTTCTCACGGATGTCAGCGACCGCGCTCACGCCAAAAGAAAAAGGGTCAAGCGAGAAGCCTTGATAGCCGACGGGAAATGCACCAGATGTGGTGGCGCAGGGCGGTCAGACAAGTGGTGCAAGACGGGTTACACCTGCTACAAGTGTAACGGTTCAGGAAAATCTCGATAAAAGGTTGACGCAGGTTTAGTAGCCGGTCATAATCGGTTTATGACAAACAAGCGCATTTTGCCGATAGCGGTCTACGGAACGCTTCGGGAGGGACAACGAAACGACCGTTTGTGGACGATGTTGGGCGGCAAATCCGAACCGTGTCTGATCCCCGGCTTCCGCCTAGTCGCCCAGACAATGAACTATTTCCCGTTCGCACTACCAGACGAACAAGAATCATCGGTTGGTGAGGTAATCACATTCGACGACGACAGGGATTATTTCGTGGCATTGCAACGGATGGATCAACTGGAGGGTGTGCCGTCGTTCTACAGGCGAGTGGAAACCGATGTGATGACTGCAAATGGAGTGATAAGAGCGTGGATTTACACGCCTAGTGATCCCGATGAATACTCCGATTTCCCGAGAGTGCCACTAAACGATTGGCTCTGCGTCTAAGTAATAGAACATTGTTTAGTTGATTGCCGTTTGGCGTATCACTACCGTCCTCGTGCGATGGCTCCGCGCAAGATGGTCAAGTTGAACATTGAAGAAACGTCAGGCGTAGACCATCCTGCCCACTTGGATGAAGGATGGATTTTGATGAAGAACTCCGGACTGGACAACGAAGACTTCACCGTCATCGAAAAGATGGTGTCGCTGGAGGCTGAGTTGGAGAAGGCTCACGCTCGCATTGCGGAACTCGAGGCAAACCCCGAGGAAGACGACGAAGAAGATGATGCGAACGACGAGGATTCCCTTCTGAAGTCGGCTCCCCCGGCTGTCCGCGAAGCGTTGGAGAAGGCTCGTCAGGCCGCCGAGTACGCCGAAGAGGAACTCCGCAAGGAGCGCGAGATCCGTCTGGATGCTGAGGCTGTCGCCAAGTCCGAAGAGCGTTACCCGAACCTCCCGCTGGAGCACGACGAGTTCGCCCCGGCTCTGCGCCGTCTGAGCGAATTCGCTCCCGAACTTGCCGAAACCGTTTCCAAGGCTTTGGATGCGGCCAACGGTCAGGCTGAATCGGCCGCCATTTTCGCTGAAATCGGTTCATCGTTCGTTCCCCAGACGGGCGATGCGTACCAGCGAATCGAAACTCTCGCCAAGTCCGCTGTCTCGCGTGGTGAGTTCGCCACCGTCGAGCAGGCAATTTCCGGTCTGATCGAGAAGAATCCGTCCCTCTACGCCGACTACGTCGCAGAAACCCGCTGACCCAGCAAAGGAACCCTGAAATGGCATACGAATTCAACCAGTACAGCGTCAAGATCACGCTCCCGGCTGCTGCCGACCTGAGTGCGAAGCAGTATTACTTCGTCAAGATCAATACCTCGGGTCAGGCCGCTCTGTGTGCCGCGGCCACGGACAAGCCGGTGGGCGTGTTGCAGAACACCCCGACCGCTGGTCAGGCCGCCGAGGTGCTGGTCGTCGGTGGAACCAAGGTGGTCGCTTCCGCTTCCCTCGACGAGGGTGTCGCTATCGGCACGACCTCGGCTGGCAAGGCTGGGGCGAAGACCGTTGGAACCGATACGACCAACTACATCGTCGGACAGGTCATTCTTGCCGCTGGTGCGGACAACGAACTCCTCACCGCCGTCATCAACTGCGCCTCGCCCGCCCGAGCCGCCTGATCCCAGAATCTCCACAAGGAAAGGTCACCCCCAGCCATGCCCCAGCCCACTCAATCTCAGGTCCATGTTGATGCGATCTTGACCAACATCTCGGTCGCATATATGCAGAAGGCGGAGAACTTCATCGCCAACAAGATTTTCCCGATTGTTCCGGTCGATAAGCAGTCGGACAAGTTCTTCAAGTACACGAAGAACGACTGGTTCCGCGACGAGGCGCAACTCCGCGCCGATGCGACCGAGTCGGCTGGCGGCGGTTACAACCTGACCACCGATTCGTATTCGGCTGACGTGTGGGCTTTCCACAAGGACATTGGCGATCAGACTCGCGCCAACGCCGATGCCCCCATCAACGTGGATCGTGAGGCGACCGAGTTCGTGACCAGCCGTCTCCTCCTCAAGATGGAAACCCAGTTCGTCTCGACCTACTTCACCTCCGGCGTGTGGGGAACCGACAACACGCCGACAAACCTCTGGTCGGACTACACGAACAGCGATCCGCTGAACGATGTGGAAGATGCGAAGCGTCAGATCCTTGCCACCACCGGGTTCGAGCCCAACACGCTGGTCTTGGGCTACGACGTGTTCAAGGAACTGAAGAACCACCCCGATCTGGTGGATCGCATCAAGTACACCAGTTCGTCCGTCATCACCACCGACATGATCGCTCGTATGTTCGACGTGGATCGTGTGGTCGTGTCCAAGGCGATCAAGGCGACGAACAACGAGGGTGGCACGGCCGCCTACGACTTCACCGCCGGCAAGAATGCCCTCCTCTGCTACTCGGCTCCTTCGCCGGGACTGCTCCAGCCGTCTGCTGGATACATCATGTCGTGGACTGGTGTGTCGGGCGGTTTGGGTCAGACCATCGGAGCCAGCCGTCTGCGGATGGATTCGGTCAAGGCTGATCGCATCGAAGCCGAAATGGCGTTTGATATGAAGGTCGTGGCCGCGGATCTCGGTTACTTCTTCGCCAGCGTGGTTTCGTGAGCGGTTGGCTCGTACTGAAGCCGATTCCGGTCGGTGGTGGCAAGAAGATCGAACAGGGAACTGTGGTTGACGCTGATAATTGGCGTAACCGTAGGACGCTTGAGGCTGGCCGCTACATTCAGCGGATTGAGTTGACGGCGACCGTTCCTGATGCGATTGTTGAACCGAAGCCGGTCAAGAAGGCTGGAAGACCCCCGAAGGTTGCTGTAGAGGAAGGCTGATTCAATGACGTGGAGTTACGGCGGAGATCCGGCGAACTCCACGACGGATCGGGTCAGGTTCCTGTGTGGTGACACGGACACGACAAACCAGCAGGTAACGAACGAGGAAATCTCGTTTTTGTTGTCTGAGGTGAACTCGGATGCCTATTTGGCCGCAGCGTCGGCTTGCGAAGCGATGGCTTCCAAGGTGTCCGCTAAGGCTGACTATTCCCGGTCAGTTGGGGATTTGTCTATCTCGACTCAGTATGGGTCGCAGGCTTCAACCTTGTTGAAACGGGCTGAAAGTTTGCGGTTTCAGGCTTCTCGTCGTAATCCTCCGAGTGTCAATTTTTATGCGGATTCGGAAGACAATGTGTTTGGTCCGATGAACTTTGCGATTGGTATGGACAGCAATTACGGGACTTCCACCAACTCGACGGCTGTGGATTGATGTATGACTCTCGAGGCCGCCTTTCTGGAGTTGATGCCATCTACGGTGACGATTTACGCCCAAACCGCGCTGGATTCATACGGTAAGCAGACCTTTTCGGGGTCTGGGACTGGTGTGCGATGCAGGATTCAGCAAACTGGCCGCGTTTCGCACGACGACAAGGGGCGACAGGTCATTGAGGAGGGGCGGATCATTTTTTATGGTGTTCCGACCGTGGGTTTGTCATCCAAGATTGTGCTTCCTGACGGTTCTAGCCCGGTGATTTTGTCGGTTCAGGTCCACTTGGATGAGGACGGTAATAACCATACGACCGTTTCTTACGGGAGGGCGTGATGGCTCGGGTCGGTAATGCTCAGGTGATGATCCTCGGTGAAAACCGGATGGTCGAAGCATTGAAGTACCTCGGCAAGGATGGTGTCGTCCCTGCTGTAGGCACGGCTCTCTATATGGTCGCTAACAAGGTTTTCAATGAGTCGCAGCGTCAGGTCCCGGTTCTTACGGGGGCGTTGCGTTCATCCGGATTTGTGTCTCCGTACTCGTTCAATGGGAAAACTGTCCATGTGCGAATCTCCTACGGCAATACGGCTGTTGCGTATGCGGAGAAACAGCACGACAATTTGACGTACCGCCACGCCAAGGGGCGCAAGGCGTTGTATTTGAAAGATCCGCTTGACGCTAACCAGCCGAATTTTGAGTTGATGTTGAACTCGTATCTGATGCGACTTGTTCGGAGGGTGATGTACTGATGGCTGTTCTGGATGCTTTGGGTACGCGGTTGCAGTCGGATGGCGTGGGGACATTAGGTACGAACATTTGGCTGTCTCAGATGCAGGATTCTCCCGATGTTTCGGTCGTTTTGATGGAGCAACGGGGTGAGGTGGATCACGTTTTTGGTGCTTCCGTCGCGTCGACGTTTACTCATACGGTTCTGGCTGTGGCTCGGGCCGCTCGGAATGATTATCCATCCGCTCGGGCAAAAATTGAGGCTGTTCAGGCGAGTTTGGGTGCAATTAGGAATGTGACAATTTCTGGGGTGTCGTTTTTGACGGTGTTGGATGCGACGGGTATTTACCCGGCTGGGTTTGATGGTGAGGAGCGGCCGATGCTGGCTTGTGAGTTCAATTGTTGGGTGCAGGCGTGAACGAAGGTTTGATTGCTGTGCATAAAGCCCTGTTGGCTGCTCAGGCGTGTTTGGATGCGGCCCAACACGCATTGGTCGTCTGTTTGAACGAAAGTGCTGGTAGTGAGGCTCTTTCGTGCGGTCATCCGGTCGAGAGCAGGATTGTGATTGACACTTTGGGGGGTCGTGAAACGATGTGTAATGTCTGTGGACAATCAGTCGTCTAATGCCTACGGGTTGCCTCGGCAGGCGGACGAAAATCCGCGTTGTTGGCGTTGTCAGAGGCTTTTGGCTATTCGTTTGACTCGACCGTGGACTGTTATGTGTCCTCGGTGTAAGGCTCAGAACGGGCACGAGTAATTGACCCTGCCGTTTTGTGACGGTAGTGTTACAGACCATGTTCAAGCGGATGTTTGTTTTGCTGGTTCTTGTCGGTTGTGCAGGTGAGCGAGGGGTGACTCCGCCACCGGCTGTGGAGGTGACGGTGCGAATAGATCCGCCACCCTCGGTAGTGGTGGCTGTGTCTGAAACAGTTGCTCCTATTGAGGAAACGACGACTACGACGACCATTGCTCCGGTTGTTGATTATGCGGCCGTCATTGAGTCTGAGAGGGCTGAACACGGTCGATGTGGGGAATGGCACGATCTCGCTATATCCGTTGGCTGGCAGGAAGAGGAGTGGGCGACATTGTCTACGGTTCTGTGGACTGAGTCCCGATGCACTCCGGATGCGTGGAATGGTCACGATGCCGGGTTGACCCAGATCAACCAGATTCATTCCAAGTGGCTTGCCGAGTTAGGGCTGGATCATCCGACCGATATGTTTGATCCGCGGTTGAACCTCTGGTTTGCCTACCAGTTGTATTCAAGCCGTGAGGAGATCGGGAAGTGCGGCTGGAAACCGTGGACAGAACCCTGTAACTAAAGCCCTATTCAGACGATGCGATAGGGCTTTTCGTTTACACTTCGGGTTGTCGTGACCATCGTGTCCCCAGCCCTCCGTGACCTCGTGTCTTGGGTGTGCTGGGGAAGCACATCCCAAGAGAGGTTCTGTTGGCGAAATACAAGGTGTTAGTGGGGCTAGATACCCCGAGCGGTCGGCTTGAGGCTGGAACCGTGGTCGAGCACACCTCCATTCCGTCAAAGTCAATCAAGTGGTTGACTGATCAGAATCTGATCGAGTTGGATTCTGGCAAGGTCGAGGAAATCCCGGTTTCTGATGAGCCGGCAAATGAAGAGGACGGTGTCTGATGGCGTTTGTCCACGGTAAGGGAACTGTTGTCCTCTTCAATGCGACCGATTTGTCCGGGTATTTGAAGGAAGTTCAGGCGAATCAGGGTGTTGATACGGCTGATGTGACTGCTTTCGGAACCACCGGAGCCAAGTCCTACATTGTCGGGCTGAAAGATGGGGCTATTTCGGCCGCTGGAATGTTTGACGGTGTGAACGGGGCTTCCGATTCGGTTTTTCAAGGTGCTTTGGGTGCTTCGGAGGGTGTTTTCAGCGCGTTCCCTGACGGTGCAGCGGTGGGTAAGCGCGGTTTTCTGGCCGCAGTTCACGAAACGACCTACAACTTGAGTAGCCCTGTTGCCGACGTTGTTCAGGCTTCTGCCGAATTCCAAGCGACCGGAGGTGTTGATTACGGCGATTCCCTCCACGCTCTTACCGCAGAAACAGCCACCGGGAACGGTTCGGCTGACGATAACTCGACTTCTACCAGCAACGGTGGGGTCGCTCACCTCCATGCGACAGCCAATACTCGCAATGGGTCAACCACAATCAAGATCCAG